ACCGGCCCGATAACTCTGACGAAAGGAGCGTCTGATGACGCCGACGATTGAACAATCCTTCGTCCGCCAGTTCGAGCACGACGTGCACCAGGCCTATCAGCGCCTGGGCGCCAAGCTGCGTCCGACCGTGCGGTCGAAGTCTGCGGTGAAGGGATCCTCCACCACCTTCCAGAAGGTTGGCAAGGGCACGGCCAGCACCAAGGCCCGTCACGGCAAGGTGCCGGTGATGAATGTGGATCACGGCTCGGTCGAATGCCTGCTGCAGGATTACTATGCCGGCGAATGGCTCGATGCGCTGGATGAACTGAAGGTCGGGCATAACGAGCGCGATGTGATCGTCAATGCCGGCGCCTATGCGCTGGGCCGCAAGACCGACGAGCTGATCATCCGCTCGCTCGATCAGTCGACCCGCTTTGCCGGCGGTGATAGCGACGGCCTGACCAAGGCCAAGATCCTGACGGCCTTCGAGGCACTCGGCGATGCCGATGTCCCTGATGACGGCCAGCGCTATGCCGTGATCGGCTGGCGCCAGTGGTCGCAGCTGCTCGATATCCCGGAATTCGCCGACGCCGATTATGTCGGCGAAGAGGATTTGCCGTGGAAGGGTGCGCAGGCCAAGCAGTGGCTCGGCACGCTGTGGATGGCGCATAGCGGTCTGACCCTGCAGGACAATGTCCGCTTCTGTCACTGGTATCACAAGACAGCGGTCGGCCATGCCTCGGGCCAGGACGTGAAATCCGACATCACCTGGCACGGCGATCGCGCTGCGCATTTCATCAACAACATGATGAGTCAGGGCGCCGCGCTGATCGATCCGGTCGGCGTTGTCACCCTGCGCTGCCGCGAAATCTAAGGAGGCGCGCATGGCTTACAGTTCGAAAACTCTCTCGGTACTCGGTTATGCCAACGGCTTCACGCTCTGGCATTACAGCACGCCCGATCCCGCCGGCACGGTGGATGGCGCCGGCTATTTCAACGCGGCGGCTGAAATGCTGCGGGTCGGCGATTTCATCCTCGCCAATACCGGCGTCGGTAGCTCGCCGCAGCACGGCATTCTTGTCGTGGCGTCGAACCAGAACGGTGTGGTCGATCTCGCCGACCTTACTCCGGTCGGCAGCGCCGATACCGACTGAGGCCTGCACCACGCGCACCTGATCCGCCGCTGCCTCCAGTGCGTCCCGGGAACGGATGCCGGCAGCGGCCAAGGCCGCGCAGCTTGGGCCGCGCGGCCGCGGGACGCCCTGTCGATGATGATTTTCCTCGCGTCATCGCAGGGCGTCCCGAACGGCGCCCTTGAAAGGAGACGATCATGGCTCTGTCTGCCATTGAATTCTGCAATCGCGCCCTGATCACGCTGGGTGCCCAGCCGGTCGCCAGTCTTGAGGATCCGACGGTCGAGGCGGAAGTGGCCCGAAATCTATATCCATCGCTGCGCGATGCCCTGCTGTCGTCGCATCCTTGGCGCTTTGCCACCATGCAGGCCAGCCTGCCGCGTCTGCCCCAGGCGCCGGCGGCCGACTACGGCTCGGCCTTTCAATTGCCGCCGGATTTTCTGCGTGCGCTCTCGGCCGGCGTGCCGGAGCGCGGCCGCGGACTCAATTACCGTATCAGCGGTCGCCGCCTGGAAGCCGACGCGGAAGCACTGACCCTGACCTATGTGTTTCGTCCGGACGAAAGCAGCTTCCCGCCGTTTTTCGGCCTGGCACTGATTGCGCGCCTGGCGGCGGAATTCTGTCTGCCGCTGACTGAAAGCACGAGCCGATCGCAGTTGCTGCACCAGTTGGCCGAGGCCGAGTTCCGTCGCGCCAAGACCATCGACAGTCAGCAGGACGAACCTGGACGGATTGAGGACTTCACCCTGGTCGAGGTGCGCGGCTGATGCCTAAGCTCACGATCGCCAAGAACAACTTCACGGCCGGCGAAATTGCCCCGGATCTGTGGGGGCGCACCGATCTGCAGGGATACATGAACGGCGCTGCCCGCCTGCGCAACGTCATGCTACGCCCCACCGGCGGGGTGACGCGCCGGCCCGGTCTGCGCCACATCGCCCTGCTGCACGGTGTTGCGGCGGTTCGCCTGGCAGCCTTTGCTTTCAACACAGAACAGACATACCTGCTGGCCTTCAGCCACCTGACCCTGCATGTCTTCCGCGATGACGTGCCGGTATACACCGGCACGGCACCCTGGACGGCCGCGCAGTTACCGAATCTCTGCTGGGCGCAGAGTGCCGACACGCTGTTTCTGTGTCATCCAGACATGAAGCCGCAGCGCATCACGCGGCGTAGCCATACCGATTGGCAGATCGAGAATTTCGCTTTCGCATCCGACACGGCGACTGGCGCATTGTTTGAACCGAGTTTCAAATTCGCCAAGGAGGATGTGACCTTGGTGCCCTCGGCTACGCAGGGCAGCGTCACGCTGACGGCCTCGGAGGATCTGTTCGTTGCAGGCCATGCTGGGATCCAGCTGCGCCTCAAAAAGAAGGCCGTGCGGATCAATACGATCTCGACGCCGCGCATTGCCCAGGCCACCGTGCTGCAAACCTTGGACAACACCTCGGCGACGGCGGACTGGGAGGAAGCGGCCTTCTCGCCTGTGCGGGGCTGGCCGATCTGCACTACGCTGTATCAGGAGCGTCTGGTCTTTGCCGGCTCGCGCGATCTGCCCAACCGGATCTGGATGTCGAAGACATCGGATATCGAGAATTTTGATCTTGGCGAAGGTCTGGATGATGAAAGCATCGAATTCGCCCTACTGACCGATCAGGTCGACGCCATCCGTGCTGCAGTGGCCGGCCGGCATCTGCAGCTGTTTACAACCGGCGCCGAATGGATGGTAACCGGCGATCCGCTGACCCCGACCAAGGTGCGGGCCGAGCGCCAGACGCGGGCCGGTTCGTTTCCCGACCGTGCGATCCCGCCGCGGCATGTCGATGGCGCCACGCTGTTTCTGGCACGCAATGGACGCGAGCTGCGCGAGTTCCTCTATACCGACATCGATCAGTCTTACACCGCAGCCGATCTGGCCCTGCTGTCCAATCACGTCTTTGCCAATCCTGTGGATCAGGATTATGCCGCGCGGGACCGTCTATTCCTGATCGTCATGGGCAATGGCAGCCTGGCGGCGCTGACGGTGTATCGCGCCCAGCAGGTCACGGCCTGGACCGTCTTCGAAACACCTGGCGTGTTCCGGGCCATCGCAGTGGTGGAAGATCGAATCTATGTGGCGGTGATTCGTCGCGGCACCATGCGGATTGAGCAGTTTGCGCCGGACAGCTTTACCGATGGCCATACCGTCGCGACCAGTGCGACACCGCAGAAAATCTGGAGCGGCCTCGAGCATCTGGACGGTGAAACTGTCGCCATCGTGGCCGATGGCAAGCCGCGCGCGAGCCGCATAGTGGTCAACGGAACTGTCGCGCTGTCCGGCGCTGCTTCGCGAGTCGAGATCGGTCTGCCGTACCTGCATGAAATTCGTCCGCTGCCGGCAGAACTCGGCAACGGCACCGTGACGAGCCAGGCCGGTCCGATCCGACTGGTGCGCGCGGTCTTTCGACTGCATGCGACCAAGGCGCTGCAAGTCGATATCGGTCGTGGCCTGCGGGCACTGCCGTTCGCACGCAGCGGCGAGACCCTCGATGCAGCGCCGCAGTCATTCAGCGGCGATATCGAAGTGCGCGGCCTGGGGTGGCGACGCGGTATCGACCAACCGCTGTGGCGCATTGTTCAGGATGCGCCACAGCCCTGCACGCTACTTTCCGTAATGACCGAGGTGAAAGGAGCCGATTGATGAGCGGACTTGAAACAGCCCTGGTGATGTCGATGGCGGCCACTGCGCTCGGGACCGTCAGTTCGATCTCGCAGGCCAGCCAGCAGCGCAAGGCGCAGTCGCAGACGCTGGCGCTGCAGGCGCAACAGGCTCAAGCGCAGATGGCCGATCTAGAGCGCCAGCGCGCCAAGGCCGACCAGGATCGTCGTACCCGGTTGGCGCGTGCGACTGCGACGCAGCGCGCCGCATTTGCCGGCGCCGGCATCAGCAGCGATGGATCCGGTGATGCGGTGTTCGAGAATCTGTTGACCCAGAGCCTGCGTGAGAAACAGGACATCGACGACAAGGTCAACAGCAGCATTCGTAGCCTGCAGGACAGCCTGCAGCTGAATCTGCTCAAGGCGCCGAAATCCGATCCGTTCGGCACGGCCGCAATGATCGCTCGCTCCGGCGCCAGCATCATCAATGACGGCCGTCAGATCGACTGGTCCAAATTCTAATTCGTGGAGGTATCATGACCACTTCTTCGCTTACGCCCAGAGTTCAGCTGATCGCTACCGGCACGCAACAGTCCTTCGGTTTCGTTTTCCCGGTCGCTTCGGCGGCTGAGTTGCATGTCTGGGTCGATGATTTGCCGCGCAGCGATATCCAAATCGACCTCGCCGAGACCGGCAGTGGCGGCACCATTTCCTTTCCGGCCGATCCGCCGGTCGCCGGTCAGCGCGTCACTATCGCGCGGATTCTCGGCCTGGGCCGCGGCACGCAATTCTCGGAAGGGGGTGTGTTGCGGGCCGACAGTCTGAATGCCGAATTCGAACGGCTGACCCGCCTGATTCAACAGGTTGACGAGAAAGCGGCCCGTGCCGTGAAACTGGCACCGGCCGCCAATTTTGCCGCCGAACAGGATCTCGTGATTACGCCGGGTGCGCGCACCAACCGTGTGCTCGGTTTCGATGCCGATGGCCGGCCGACCTTGATCGGTGAGGGCAGCATCCCGGCGGGGCCGGTCGGCCCCCGCGGTCCGCAGGGTGAAACTGGGCCGATCGGACCGCAGGGTGTTACCGGACCGCAGGGTGCACAGGGTGTTGGCGGTCCGCCTGGCCCGCAGGGCGATCCGGGTCCAGCCGGACCCGTCGGGCCGCAGGGG